TGATGGGCGTATCTACGTCCTGGACTGCATCAACATGACAGAACCTACTCCGCAGAAGATTCAGAATCTGCTAGAAGAGTGGATTATCAAGCATAAGCCACAAGAACTTCGTATTGAGATTAACGCACACCAGAAAGCCTACGTGCTTGATGATGTGCTTCGAGACTTCTGTGCATCGCATGGTTGCCAACTAAAGCCCCACTATACTAGCAAGAACAAGTGGGACTCAAACTTTGGTGTGGCATCTATGGCTTCCCTCTTTGGGGAAGTGCGAGATGGACGTTTCCAAGATAACAACCTTATTGAGTTACCTTCTAACGAAGGCTCAGAGGGCATGAAGAGTTTAGTACAGCAACTTATCACCTGGAAGCCTGATACTAGAAACCCAACCGACTGCGTTATGGCTCTATGGTTTGTAATTATTCGCATAAGAGAATTAATGCAACAGTCTGGTTTGGCGGTAAAGTATCAACAGAACAGGTGGGCTACTCGCTCACAGCGAGCCAATAGAAACGCCATCAACTTAGATGATGCTTTCTCTGAGCAGTGGAATCATAACTACGGATAGGACTATCAATGGCATTACCTATGGAAGCGGTTGTACAGAGAGTTAATTCTCTTCGTGACCGCAACAGTGCGAGAGATGCTCGCAACATGGATGTCCTTGCTGTCCGCAGGGGTAAGATTACTGAGGTTTACCCAGACTTCTTCCCAGACGGCATTAATGCCAACGTAGTAGCCAACTTTATCGATGTGGTAGCACGTGACCTTTCTGAGGTCATGGCTCCACTTCCAGCAATCAACTGCTCAGCAGCAAACTCAGTCAATGACCGAGCACGTAACTTCGCTGATAAGCGTACACGTATTGCATCGAATTACTTCCAGCATTCAGACCTAGCGGTACAGATGTACTCTGGCGCTGACTGGTACATTACATATGGTTTCATCCCGTTCCTAATCGAACTCGATGAAGATAGCAAGTTGCCACGTATCCGCGTAGAAAATCCAATTGGGGCTTACCCAGAATTTGACCGCTACGGACGTTGTGTGGCATATGCCAAGAAGTACACACTCACATTAGGTGAAGTCTGTTCTCAGTTCCCAGAGTATGAAGTTCAATTGCTTGGTCGTCAAGGCTACAAGCAGAACCTCAACGTCTTGGTAGAACTCATTCGTTACTACGATAAAGACCAGTCTATCATTTACGTTCCTGCAAAGGAAAATCTAATTCTCTCACAGGCGAAAAATCCGCTTGGGAAGATGATGGTTGTCGTTGCACGTAAGCCGTCTATTGATGGCGAACTGCGCGGACAATTCGACGACGTATTAGGAATCCAACTTCTCCGCAACCGTTTCGCCTTACTGGCAATGGAAGCAGCAGAGAAGTCTGTACAAGCACCTATCGTGCTACCAAACGACGTTCAAGAACTCCAGTTGGGTGGCGATGCGGTTATCCGTACCGCTAACCCCGCTGGCGTTCGTCGTGTTGAACTTAGCATCCCACAGGGTGCGTTCACCGAATCATCACTTCTTAACCAGGAACTTCGTACTGGTACTCGCTATCCAGAAGGACGTTCAGGCAATATTGATGCTAGCGTTGTTACTGGACAAGGCGTTCAGGCTCTTATGGGAGCCTTTGATACACAGGTTAAGTCAGCACAGGCTATCTTTGCTGCAGCGCTTCGTGATGTTATCCAGGTATGCTTCCAGGTAGATGAAAAAATCTTCCCTGAGACAAAGACTATTCGTGGCGTAGATTCAGGTTCACCTTACGAGGTAGAATACAAGCCAACTAAAGACATCAAGGGCGACCACTCAGCGGACGTACGCTATGGTATGCTTGCTGGTCTTAACCCTGCACAGGGTCTTATCTTTATGCTACAGGCTCTTAGTGGTGGACTCATCTCTAAGGACATGGCAATGCGTGAACTTCCATTCACAGTTAACGTCACACAGGAACTTGAGAAGATTGAAGTCGAAGGACTTCGCGCTTCTCTCCTTAGTTCTATTAGTGCATTAACGCAGGCTATCCCACAGATGGCTTCTACTGGTGGAGATGTTTCACCAATTATCACAAAGATTGCTGCAGTGATTAAATCACGTCAGAAGGGCTTAGCCCTTGAAGACGCAGTTGGCGATATCTTCGCTCCTGCAGCACCTACTCCTCCTGTTGGGGCTCCTGCTTCTCCTGAACAGCCGTCCCCTGTTCCAGGTGGCGCTCCAACAGGCGGTCAACCTCAGCCAGAAGGCTTAGCACCACAAGCCCCACCTCCTGACATTCAATCAGTTTTATCAACCCTTAGTGGTAGCGGCAAAGCAACAGGACGAGTAACAACAAAGGGATAAGATGACAACTCTAGTAGCNATTCAAGGCGACGGATGGACTGTACTAGGTTGTGATTCACGTACGAGTGATGATAATGGACGCTTTGCTATAAACAAGGCACCAAAGATTGTCGACAATAACGGAATCCTTATTGCTGGTTGTGGCTCTCTACGAGCAAGTAATATTTTACACTTTGGATATACTCAGCCTAAGCCTACGGCTGCTGAGAATCTAGATAAGTTTATGACACAGAAGTTTATCCCTCAGATGCGCAAGCATTTTACTGAGGGTGGAATTGATATCAAAGAGGACGAAGATGTTGCGCAGAACGAAGGCGGATTCCTTATCTCAGTTAAGGGTCAAATCTACCAAATCGAAGAAGATTATTCTTGGGACACCGATATTCGTGGCGTATATGTTATGGGTTCTGGCGGAGATATCGCCCTCGGTGCTTTGGCAGAGATGGGTATTCAAGAAGTAACAACGCACGAACAAGCAGAAGAGTTCGTACGTAGGGCTATCNCACGTGCTATCGAATACGATATGTACTGCTCAGAGCCTATTCACATTTTCAAACAATTTAAGTAGGAGATACAATGGCACAAGGCGGATATCGACCAACAGCACCACAGAACAACACTGGAGTTTCAGCAGTTGGTGGAGCAGGGTCTAAAGATGGTCAGCCTAACCGATATATCTCAGGTGGCACATACGGAGAGGGCAAAGCACTTATGCAGCAACAGCAAGGCGCGGCTATGGCCCAGGCTCCAGCACCAACTGGTGGCGGTTCTAACCCAGCACCACAGATGCCAGAACTGCAGACACTCACCGATAACATTGGTGGCAAGTACAGCGATGTTACTGATGGTGGAGACTTTGGTTCTCCTGTTGGTTCAGCCGCTATGCCAAAGAACATCTCAGCAGATACACGTGCTGCAGAGAACGATATGATGACACGACGTTACCTTCCAGACTTGGTTCACGCAGCATCATTTCCAGATGCACCAGATTCATTCAAGCGCTTTGTAAACTATCTAGCGAGTAAGTAATGAGTTCGGCAGCATGGCTTCCAGGAAGCCTATTCGACAATATTGACAAGTTTGCCAATTCGCTTGGCTACCAAAACGCAGCAATCGTAATGGAACTATCCATGATTCCATGGAAGTCTCCAGAAGAGCGCGATACATTCATTACTTCTATTACTGGTGATGACGTAAAAGGCGGAACCGAGAAGAATTACATCAAGAACTTTAGGGGGTAAGCATGGGAACGTGGANCGATTTCACAAGTGCCATCTCTACCGCTAAAGCCGTAGGAACCCGCTTTACTGGCGGAGGAAANACACTTACAGAAGATGAACTTGCCAAGGAGCAGTCTCTTCATAACACTGTAAAAGATGCATTGTCTAATGCTGATAAAGCAATTAGCATGATTCCTGGTGCTGGTGTTGCAAAAGAAGCAGCAGCCAAGACTGGCGACTTGCTCCTTCGTGGAGCGACAGCGCTTAACACTAAGGTTCTTTCCCCATATATCTTTCGTCCTCTTTCAACTGCAGCATTACTTGCTGACTCTACATCACCACTTTACAAAAAGGGTGAGTATGAAGATGGATTCCAATTTAATGATATCAAGTCTGCGTATAACCGCAGTGCTAAGGTATCAACAATGCAGGCTCTTACCAAGTCTGACCTAATCCCATTCATCAAGCCGCTTTCAGCGAATATCCTTGATAGTGGTAAGATTAACCTTGACAATGTTGACTTGTGGAATGACAAGAGCATTGAGAAGAACTACGTCGACAATACAGTTGGTCGTTGGTTCACTGGTATCGGTGATTTTGTACTTGGTAACGCGGCTCTTGGTGCTGCTGGTAAGGCAGCGGGAATCGTTGCTAAGGCTGGTGGAGCAAAGGCTGGTCTATATACTGCAAAGAAGACCATCGATGAACTTGCTGTTGATATGGAAAATGGTATCCAGCATTCATTAACTAATGGCGCTACTGGCGTACAGACAGTTTCTGGTTCACACATGCTTCTTCTTGCCGAATCCAAGGATTACGGCGTTATCTCTGACATTGTTGGCAAGTACTCTACAAATAGCAAACTTGTTGACCTTATTCATGATGCATCAAGCCCAACTGCTGTAAAGGACCTAATCCTTGCAGATAAGGGTGACTTGGCTGCTATGGGTCGCCTTGCGACTACAGCACCAGATGATTTGTTTGAATTATCTGATACAGCAAGCCAATTGCAGGCTAAGTTAATCCAGACTGGTAATACATACATTCCAGAAGGACCAGCAGTGGGTAGACTTAAGTCTGCATACGATGCTGCAATCGCAAAGAATCCACAATTCGTAAAGATTCGTGAAGCATTCTTCAATGAAGATTTCAAGTTAACTCCTGGTGGTAAGGCTTACATGCCTATCGAGCCAACTATGGGTAGAGATGTATACATTAAGGGACAAGAAGTCCTACGTAATGTCAAGTCTGCTGCTCGTTTCCGTGAGTTTGATGCACTTGGTGATATCCTTTCCGTCAAGTTAGGTGCTCGCTGGGGTGGGATTGCAACTGAGGTTGTTAAGTTCTCATCACGTCAGACAGAATTCAAGCCACTTGGCTTCGTAACATTCTCTGGTGTACGCCCACTTGATGGTCGCGTAGAACTCAATGCGTTCCTTAATAACATTAAGTTGTTCAACAATGGAGCAAAAGACATTGAAGTTGCACCAGGCGTAAGACGCAAGACAGCAGATGTACGTCGTGACTTTGAAGAACGCTACATGAAGTCTATTGGTGCTGACGAAGTTGGCACACTCGAGAAGATTGACGAAGAAATCGGTCGTATGCTTGCATACAAGGCTGGCATCTACAACGATGAAGAGATTTCAGCATCAATTCGTGCTTTCCGTGGCAACATCAATGCAGGTATCAATGGTCTTAAGGCTAATGGCTTTGCTATTGGTCACGATGGTCGCCGTATTGAGACTAGCGCACAGACTATCCGTCAGATGGAAG